CCGCGCTAGTAGGTGCCGATGCTGCCGCCCAGGCAGAGCCCGATGGTGCATCGCCCAGCCGTCAGGTTGACGCCCGCGGTGCCGGTCTTGGTGAACCGGAGCGTGGGCTGCCAGTTGGCGTTGACCCAGCCGATGTCCGCCGTGCTGGTCGCGGTGAGGCCCGCGGCGGGAAAGAAGATGTACGTGTCCACCGCAGCCGTCACCTCGGTGTTGGCGCTGCCCGCGAAGACGCCGGTGGGGGCCGCCACGGAGCCCAGCCCCACCCGCACCACGGTGCCGCCGGTCCAGGAGGCCGTCCAGTCGAACTTCACCCCCAGCAGCGCGAGGTTGCGGAACGTGGTCGGGACGGTGGCGAACTTCGTGAGGTTGGCGAGCGTCACGTCCACCGTGAGCCCGTTGCCCACCGAGTTGACGTCCGCATAGTCGACGGTGTACGTGATCCACTCGGGCGCGAGGCTGGCGGTCGGGTACCCGGTGTCGCTGTCGAGCACGAAGGGCATGGCGCCCGTGCCCAGCCGCAGCCAGTTGGTCCAGTAGGAGTCGACCTGGCCGGCGGTGAGCGCCGTGGTGGTCGATTCGATGCGGACGTTGTTCACCTGCCACGTGCTGCGCTTGCCCACGGAGGGGCTGGTGTTGCCCGGCGTGTTGAGCAGGCGAGTGAAGGAACCCTCGAAGGAGCAGTTGGTCATCTGCCCGTCGAGCACCTGGCCAGGCCCATAGCCGTACTGGTTGACGATGTTGCCCGTGCCGGCGCCGCGGCGCGAGCAGTTGGTGATCTTGACGCGGGGGTAGACGATCAGGTCGGTGCCGCCCACCACCCAGGAGCCCAGCAGGGCGAAGTAGGCCGAGCCGCCGGTGGAGTTGAGCTCGCAGCGGTCGAGGGTGAGCGTGCGCGGGGCGGAGGCGATCTGAAACAGGTGCCGCGAGTTGGCCGTCTGCGTGCTGCGGACGTTGGCGAAGACCGCGCGGTCGCAGTCGTTGGCGTTGGCAAAGAGGATGCCGTACACATTGTCGGGCACTTCCACGCCGTCGACCGAGACTTCGCGCAGCCCGCTGGCGGTGAGCTTCATCACCAGGGCCGCGGCGTCCGCCCGCGTGCACTTGATGTTGCGGGCCCGCAGGTAGACGCGGGCCCCCGTGAGGTTCACGTCGTCGATCGCCGCCACCATCGAGAGGGCGCCCACCTTGAGGCTGCCCGTGATGCCGTCGATGTCGAGATCGATCACCGGCTGGAAGGTGCGGCCGGTCGCGACCGAGAGGCTGGAAATGTCGATCGGGTAGATCGAGTCCACCAGCACGAGCGTGTTGGCGGTGGAGCTGGCCACCCGGGCGTCCATCTCCCAGTTGTTGGCCCAGCTGATGCGCACCCAGTCGCCCGCGGCGACGCCGCCGAAGGCGCTGGTCTTCGTGATGGTCTTGGTGCTGGCGGTCCAGGTGGCGCCGCTCACGGAGAGCGTGGGCGCGTCGAGGTTGACCGTGCCCGAGAGGTTGCCGGCGGCGAGGCTGGTGGCCAGGACGATCGAGTCGTCCCCCACCTGGTTGATCACGAGGTACTCCCCCGCGGTGACGCCCGTGCCCGTGGGGCGCACGATGCTCCCCACCAGCCAGTACCCGGCGAAGGCGCCCGTCTTGGTGATCGTGTTGGTGGCGGCGGTCCAGTTCGCCCCGGTGATGCCAAAGTCGTAGCTCTGGCCCACCAGGCGAACCGGCTCAGCGGAGCGGTCGCAGGTGGTGACCAGGCGGGCATTGATGATCGAGCCCTTGCGGTCGTACTGCCCCCAGTACTGGCTGTAGTCGCTCCCCTCGTCGGTGAGGAAGGCGTTGAGATTGTCACCGCTTGAGCCGCTCGTCTCCATGCGGACGCCGTCGTGGAACCCGCTGAGGTGGAATCCGTCGCTCTTGCACGCGTAGCCGAGGCTGTCCACCGCGGGGCTCGCGAGCATCTCGTTCATGTCGCCGATGGCGCGGCAGTTGCGGATGACCAGGTTCTTGCCGAAGCTCGAGTAGAAGCAGTACTTGCCCGTGTTCCCCTTGCGGTAGAAGGTGATGTTTTCGATCGTCAGCCCGTCGTAGTTGGCGAAGCGCACCAGGTGGGTGTCGTCCGCCCCGCCGGGGGTGTTGATCCCGATCTGGCCGCCCCCGCCGATGTAGACGCTGGTGGTCTGCGTGCTGCCGGCGAAGCGAAAGAGGGCGAAGTAGTCCTTCCCCGCCACGCTGGCGCCGTAGAAGCCCGAGTGCCGCCAGAGCTTGACGCCGGGCCGCAGGATGAGCCGGCGGTTGCTGGGGATGGTGATCCCCTGCTCGTTGCTGGTGGGGCTCGCGAGGTAGTAATCCCCGGGCACGGTGAAGTCGACCGTGCCGTAGGCCTGCAGGAGGCGGACCAGCTCGCGCGAGGTCGCCTCGGCCGCGGCCTCGGTGGGCTCGCTGGCGCTGGGCTTGATGGTGAGGCTGGCGTCCACCATGCCGCCGGGCGCGGCGTAGACGGGGAAGCGTTCCCACTGGGCTCGCGCCGCGGGCACGGCCAGCGCCAGCAGGGCGAGGACGATCGACAGCGTGACGCGAAGCCGCGTGTGCATGCGTGAGCCTCAGAAGTGGTCAAGTGGTCGAGTGAGATGCCTTCTCTGCTGATGCCTTGCTGCCAGGTCCCTCTGCTGGATGGCTTGATGCCTCGGTGCCTGGGTGCCTTGCCTTAGAGCGGCCGCACCTGCACGATCGCCGTGCTGGTGGTGCCGGTGCCGGCGAGGGCGGTCTCGACGCCCACCAGGATCTCATCACACCCCAGGGTGTCGATGGTGCTGGAGGCGGCGGGCGTGGTGTACTTGAGGGTGCCGTCGGAGATGTCGGTGCTGGCGGCGGAGAGCGTGATGCTGAGGGCGCCGCCGCGGGTGGGGAGGAGCTCCCAGGCCCCGCCGCTGCGGCGGCCGAAGACCTTGACCACCGGGTTGGTGGTGACCGAGAGGGAGGCGTCGTAGCCCATCCGCACGAGCACGTACTGCCCGGCGCCGGTGCCCAGGTAGATGGGATGCGTGCCCGCCCGCGTGACCTGGGTGGTGGGCGCGGTGATGGTGGCGTTATCGGCGCTGGTGACGGTGCCGGCGTCCAGCACGGTGACCCAGGCGGAGCGGATGCTGGCGACGAAGCTGCCGCGGGCAGGGCCCGGGTCCCAGACCGGCTGCACGCTGGAGCCCAGGGCCATCCATTTGCCGGCGGCGCCGGCGACGGTGACGCCCAGCAGGAAGACCGCCGAGATGACAGCGGCCAGGATCAGACCCGTGACGGCGGCGTGGCCGCGGCGCATGCCCATGGGGAACTCCCTTGATGGCTCGGTGCCTTCAGACAAACAAGCGGGGAGCGTGTCCGTTCCCCGCCTGGACGTTTCGTGTGTGGTCGGTCCCGCTGCCGGCTTAGTCGAGGTTGCCCAGCAGGAATCCGAAGTTGCTGTCGAGCACCTTCTGCTGGCGGAAGCGCTTGGTGCGGAACTTGAACCGCTCGCCGTCGTCGTCGCGCACCGGGTAGGCGTCCATGGGCCCACCGATCTCGCCCGTCCAGCAGAGCGTGCGGGCGAGCTGCGGGGTGGCGCCCGCGGGCACGGCGTCGAGCATGCCGGTCTGCGGGTTGCGCTGCATGGGCGCGGAGCACATGAGCATGGCGTTGTCGGTGTTCCACACGTAGCCGCCCGACATCGTCTGCCCGGCGTCGGCGCTGTTGTAGACGGCGGAGGCGACCACGATCCGCTTGATGCCCAGCACCGCGGCCAGGTCCGGGTTGGCCACCACGCCGTTGGTGACCGCCATGCTCACGTACTTGAGGCGCTCGATGATCTGGGAGCACCGCGACAGGTGGAGCAGGCCCTTGAAGGTGAGCAGCAGGGTGTCGGGGATGCACCCGGTCTTCTTGAGGATCGCCTCGGCGCCGGCCTGGACGTCATCGATGGGCGTGGCCGTGGCGGCGGTCGCCCAGGGCGTGGAAACCGACAGGCCGGTAGTGCCGGTGAGCGGCCACGTGGTGGTGTTGAACAGCAGGCTGGCGAGATCGATCTCCTCCTGCAGCAGCAGCTTCATGCCGCAGACGCGGGCGGCGATCTCGCGGGCAGGGAAGCTGCTCTGCAGCTCGGCCGCCTCGGTGTCGGTCACCGGGATGTCGAGCCAGTGCTTGTCGCAGGCGTAGGTGTCCTGGTCGATCTCGAGATCGGCGATGTTGGGCGCACCCTTGTTGCTGGCCTTGGTGTTGGCGGTCTGGGCGATGCTGCGGGCGGTCAGCTTCTTGAACTGGCCCACCTTGTCCTCGACCATCAGGTCGGGGGCGACCAGCGAGGCGACCAGGCCCTGCATGAGTGCGAACTGAATGACGGAGAAGCCGGCGTCGCGGCGCAGAACGACGTTGGACGAGTAAACGGCCATGGGTGTGCTCCTTGAGGCGTGGCAGCGGCACGCGGGTTCTCACCCGGTGCGTGTCGGGAAAAGGCACACGGCGAAATGGCGAACGGACAGCACCTAAACCAGGACGCGGCCGTGACGCGCCCTGGCTCCATTGCTGCCATCCGTCGCCGATGGACTGATCCAGCCTTCTCGGCCGGGCTGACGTCGACTTAGACGCGGGCCGCTTCGATGATCGAGCCGTCGCCCGTGCCCGCCTCGAGCTGCACCAGGCGGTTCGTGCCGGCGGAGGAGTTGGAGAACTTCCCGTTGGCGGCCGAGTAGAGCAGGCCGCCGACGGTGGCCGCCGCCGCGCTCAGCGTGACCGGGAAGGTACCGCTGGCGGTCCAGAGCTTGACCGGCACCATGTCGCCGGCGGCGCTGGCCGTACCGAAGGTGATGCCGATGCCGTCCTCGCCGCTGCCGGCGTAGGTCACCTGGCCGGAGGAGTTGATCTTGACGTGACGGCCCGCGACCAGCGCGCCCGCAGCGGGGAACGCCTTGAGGTCGTTGTCGGTGTAATTCTTGAACATGGGGACTTCCTTTCACGAAGGCCCCAAGGCCGCGAGGGCGGCGCGGGGGCGCTGGGTGGTGGAGTGACTCGCTTGCTTCGTCGTGCCTGGTTACTCGCTCTTGCCGCCGGCCTGCATCTGCATCGCCTCGCCGTACTCCGCCTTGAACTCCGCCGGGTGCGACATCGAGCACGCCGACACCGCGGAAGACCGGGGGCACTGGTGCTTGTCCATGTACTCGCGGACGATGCGTTCAAACGGCGAGAGCTGGGTCGCGTTGGAGCCAGCGGCCACGAACTTGACACCCGTCACGCCCGTGGTCTGCTGGGGTTCGGGCTTGGCCTCGGTCTTGCCGTCCGCCTTAATGCCCGCCGCAGACTGAGCGGCCCCGGCCTGGCCCAGCTGCGTGACCTTGGTCCGCAGGTTGGCGTTGGCGGCCTCCAGGGCCTGCACGCGGGTGTGGCCCGCCTTGAAGCTCGCCAGGACCGCCGAGGCGTCCTCGCCATGGATCTTCTCGAGCTCCTCGATCGAGGCCTTCTGCTCGGCCTGCGGGATGGGCGCCGCGGCGGCGCTCGCAGCCGCGGGATCCGTCTTGGCCGCGGCCTGCGCGGGTGCGGCCGTGCCGGCGCCGGAGGCGGCGACGTCAGTCTTGGAAGCGGTGGACATGGCGTGTACTCCAGTGCGCTGGTCGGCCTCGCCGTCATCAGGCGGCTCGGGTGCATCAGCGGATTCGGGATCGGGTTCGGGCTGCGGCGCCGGCATGGGGCCGATGCCCGTGCGCTGGCGTCCGCCGAAGCGGTTGATGAGGCCGGAGAGATACCCACGGAAGCTGGTGACGGAATCCACGAGTCCGGCCTCCTTGGCCTGGGCCGCGGTAAAGACCGCCGCCTGCAGGCTCTTGATCTGCTCAGGGGTCATCCCGCGGCCGGCGGCGACGCGCGCCACGAAGCCGTCGTTGATGCTGACCACGTAGCGCTGCAGCATCGCCTCCGCCTCGGGTGTCACCGGCGCGCCGTACGCACCGACGGTCTTGAAGTCGCCCGCGTGCGGGATGGCGACCCGCACGCCGGCCTCCTTATTGGCCTCGGTCACGTCCCAGAGCGGGGAGAGCATCGTGCCGATGCTCCCCAGCGTCGACGTCGGGGTCGCCACCGCTTCGTGGCAAAGAGCGTGCAGCGCCGCCGCCAGGCTGGTCGCCTGATCGTGAGCGATGCCGCAGACGCGCTTCACCCGCTTGACCTCCTCGAGGCAGTCGAAGATGTCGTCCGAGCCGTGCCAGCCCCCGCCCGGGCAGTTGAAGTCCAGCAGCAGCACCGGCGACGGGCTCGCCAGGCTGTCAAGCAGGTCCTGGCAGAGCCAGGCCGAGGAGCAGCCGTAAAACAGCGGACGGTGCACGTCGATGATGTCCACAGGCCCCTGGCGCTGCAGCATGGTGAAGGCTCCTGCGGGTGTGAAGCGATGCGGTTAGGCGGGGCGCGTGCGCGGGGGGATGCGGGCCGACGCGCCGCCGGTTCCGGCGGCGGCGTTCGTCGCCCCAGTTCCGGTCGACGCCCCCGGTGTGGTTGCGATCACGATGCCCAGCTCGCGGGCCCGGCCCTGCTCATTGGCGAGGGCCTGATCGATATCCAGGGAACGCCCGGTGCCCAGCCGCTGACACGCCTGGTCGCGCGTCGAGAGTCCGCCCTCGACGGCGGCTCTCAGTCCTGCGACCTCGCTCTCGAAGTCGAGCACCGGCGCCGGGGGGAACTGCACCACCACGCGCCGCAGGTCGGCATCCGTGGGCGGGCGACGCAGCTCGCCGTCCTCGATCGCCTTTCGCAGGCGCCACTCGCGCACGCGGCGGACGAACCGTTCCAGGCGGGCCTGCCGGGCCTCCACGCCCCGCATGGCGATCGCCATCAGGGCCTTGATGTTGCTCCAGCTCATGCCGGTCGCGTCGAAGTGGCTGGCAGGCAGGGGCACGCCCAGGTCGGCGGCGATGATCATCAGCTGGGCGGTCACGAAGTCGCGGAAGCTGGCGCTGGGGTGTTCGGGCTTGACCTGCTGCGCGTCCTCGCCGGGCCGGAGATGGAGCGTGGCCCCCGCCTCGAGGTTGGCGGTGCCGGGCTTGCTGGAGTCGGTCTGCGTCTGCGGCGTCGTCCCTTCGAAGGCCTCCTGCGTCTCGGCGGGCCGGTCGGTCTTGATCACCAGTGCGAAGAGCGTGGCGATCTCGACGGCGAGGGCGGTCTTTTCGATCACCGCGTCCAGCCGCTCCATCTGGTCCAGGCTCGCCTGGAGGCCGGGTTCACCCCGCACCAGGCCGACGACGTCGTCCGTGGGATTCTTGATGAGCTCGCACGCCGCCGCGTCCAGCGGCCGCAGTGTGGAATCGGTGTAGGTTCCCGTCTCGTTCCAATCCGCCACCCAGTACTTGAGCGGCTTGCCGTACTCATTCATCTCCACGCCCGCGCGGTACTGGGCCGGCTGGACGCTCGTGGGCGCCTTCCATCCGGGCCCGCCCAGGCGTTCGGACTCCACCAGCTGCAGGCTTCCGTCTTTGACGAAAACCACCAGGATGTCGCCGTCCGTGCCCCACGCGCGGTCGATCTTGCGGAGCATCTCGGGCCCGCTGTCGCACCCGCGCACGTCGACGGGCTTGTCGAGACGGCGCCCCTCCCACCACTCACTGAACCAGGTGTCGGCCAGCCGGTTCCACTCCGCGTCATCCGACGCCGAGGTAAAGAGCGGGCCATCGCCGACGTCGAGGTCGGCCATGCGCTTGAGGAACGCCCGCGCGACGGAGTTGTCCCGGCCCGCGGCCTGGCAGGAGATGCGGATGCTGTGGTGATGGCCCCAATCCAGGTGCTGCTGGGCGCTGCCGGCGTCGGCGGAGGTGCGCTGCGTGAAGCGGGTGCGGCGGGCCGAGGAGTACATCTGGCTCGCCTGGATCGACCGATCGATCCGGTGCGTGACCGCCTTCGTGGCCGCGGCCAGCATCAGCGAGCGGGCCCGCTCCTCCTCGGAGCGAACCGGGCGGCGAGCGGCGGCCTTGGCCATGGAACACCCTTTCTTACGAGTCTTGCAGGCCCGGCGGCACCGGGCAGATGTAAGTGATGCCCCCAGCCCGCTTGCCGCTCGAGGCCTCGAGTTGGTCGAGGCGGGCGGTGAGGTCGGCGAGATACTGCCGCAGCGTGGCGAGGTTGCGCATCTTGCCGTCGGCCGAGATGTCGGGCCCGTTGATCACGGCCCGCACCTCGGAAATGTGCTGCTTGAGGCGGGAGATGCGGGCGGACCCGCTGGACTCCTCAAAGTCGCTGTAGGTCCAGGCGGCCATAGGACCTCCTTACGACGCCGCGGCGACCTGCCGGCTCTGCGCCAGCTCGCGCTGCCGGTCTTCGCGGTGCCGAGCCAGTTCCGGTTCGGTCATCTGGTCTTTCTTGGCCTGCAGCTCGCGCACGCCCTTCTGGCGGGCGAGCTCGGCGTTGTGTTCGGCGTCTTTCTTGGCCTGCTCGGCCGCGCGCTCCGCGTCATCCGTCAGCTTCTTCTTCGCGGCCAGCAGCAGACGGCGCCGCTCGCCCAGCTCCGCGTAGCGATCTTCGAAGCGCCGCTTGGCGTCGAGGGCGGCGTTCACCTGCGCGGTCAGGCTGCGGAGGGCGTCCTCCCGCGCCTTGATGGCCGCGGCGTAGACGTCACTCGCCTCCTGCCGCTGCGCGTCGAGATCGACCAGGGGCGCGAGGTCGCGCTCGATCTCCTCCGCCGTGAGCTGGAAGGGATCGGCGGCCCGGATCTCCTCCGGCGTGCGGGGCGCGGCCGGCTCGGTCAGCGTGGGGGGCGTGGGGTCGGCAGGGGACGTGGCGGCGGCGCCCTGATCGGCGTCCGCCTCGAGGTCGCCGGTGGGCGTGGGGGGCGTGGCGGCCGCAGGGGTGGCGGCGTTGGGGGGCGTGGTGGCGGCCGGGCCGAAGGCGTCGGGCTGGGGGGCCGCGGGGTTCACGGTGAGGGTGGAGACTTCATCGGCCTTGATCTTCTTCGCCATGGGGTTGCCTCCGGCCGCTCGTGGTTGGGTGGTCTGCAGGGGAGAGGTGCTTTTCCCTCTCCCGCTTCTACTACTTCCGACGTGTGGCCTCATTTGCGCAACATTTGAGCCGCAGGATTCCCCCGGCGCAGAGTGCGGTTCACGCTGTGTTTTCAGGCTTTTCCGCTCAGTGCCGGCGGGCGCGAGAAAGCATCCGCGGCGCGGTTTGGCGAGAAACTGCCATTTTCCGAGAAAATCCCTCATCATCTTGCAGCGACGGGCTCTGCGCCGCTTCCGGGGCGGCGGCCGGCGGCGCCGCACGCACCACGCCCTGGGGGCAATCCCGCTGCAGGCGGCGCACCCCCACCGCGTCCGCCCCCGCCTCGGCGTAGACCGCGGCGTCGAAGTAGTGGTTGTCCGTGCGGCCGGGCCGCAGGCGCCAGCGCCACACCACCGCCGCGGAGCGGGCGGAACGCACCGGCACCTTGTGCTCGGCGGTGATCTGCAGCAGGTAGTCCTCGCTCACGTCTTCGGGCAGCCACCAGGGGGCCGCGAAGGCCTCCATCACCCCCCCACCACCCCCACCCCCACCACCATGCTGGCCTTGCCCGGCGCCTTTGCCCAGTCCCGCCAGCGCGCTCGCCCGCAGCCGGCGCTGCACCTCGGTGCGCCACAGGTCGACGTTGATGCGCAGCAGCTGGATGCCCCCCGGCATGGGCTTGCCGTCGGGGTACTTGTCCAGCCGCGTCCATGCGTAGGGCTTGTCGATCGAGCCCCGCCCGCTCTCTGATTGCCCGGCGCCCTTCACGGGGTAAAGGTGAGGCCCCAGGCCGCGGGCCCGCACGCTGCGCACCCAGTTGTACACCATGGCGGTCTCGTCGCCCGAGTCGATGAAGTGTGCCCGGATCGCCATCTCCCGTCCGTCCGCCATCGGCCAGGTGCGCTGAAAGAGCAGCGGCTCCAGGGCCCGCAGCCCCACGCCCTGGGGGAGGGGCACGCACTCGTGCCAGATCAGCCAGCGCTCATCCCCGCGCTCGCCCAGGCCGCGGATCTCGACGTACGCCCGCCCGGTGGCCTGGACGTCCACCGCCGCCACCAGGGCCAGCACGCCGGTGGGGACCTGGCCCAGCTTGTACCCGCCGTCCGTCACGGCCACCGCGCGGGAGCGCAGCGGGGCGATGTCGACGGTCTCGCCCTTCTCCTGCCAGGCCTCGCCCAGCTTGTCGGTGACGAAGGTGCGGTCCATCCGGCCGCGGCGCTCGACGAACGCCCGGGCGGCCTCGCCGTAGGGGTTTGACCGCAGCCCCGAGAGCATGGTGGGGATGTGGTACGAGCGGTGATCGCCGATGGGGGGCGAGCCGATCAGGCTGCCGGGCGTCCACGCGCCGCCATCGCCCATCTTCGCCGGCCCGATCTCCTGGCACTTGGGGACCCATCGGCCCAGGCCCAGCTGCCAGAGGTTGTGCTCCGCCCCGATCAGCTTCGCGCAGCGCTGGCACTGCATGCACGCCGTCACCTCGGCGATCGCGGGATCGACGTTGATGTCGCGCGAGGCGGCGCTCTGCTCCCCGTTCTCACCTGCTCCCTGCCAGCGCACGTACCCCCAGCGACGCACGTGATACTCCAGGCAGTGCGGGCAGGGGACCCGGTACTCGCGCTCATCGCCCAGGTGGACCTGCTCGTCAATGCCGCGGCCAGCATCGCCGGGCTTGCCGCAGTAGACGATCTTGCTCTCCGCGTAGGTCTTGACGCGCTCGCGCACCAGGCTTGGCGTGTCTGGGCGGCAGCGGTCGAGCTCGTCGACGATCACCACGCGGGCGGGGATGCTCTCCAGCTTGTGCTCGGAGTGGGCGCCGCGGATGAAGAGCGACATGGAGTCGAAGCGGATGGAGCGGGCCTTGGTGTCATGCGCCCGGGATGACAGATGGGCCGCCCAGCGGGGCGAGGCGCGGATGGTGGGGATGAGCCGCTGCTGGACCTGGTCGGCGGCGGAGTCCTTGTCCGGGTACACCAGCATGCACGCGCCGGGGCGCTGGTCCACCATCCAGCCCAGCATGTTGTACAGCGCCTCGGTCCCGCCCACCTGGCTGCCTTTCGCCACGGAGATGACGCGGACGGCGGGATCGGCGAAGGCGTCCTGGATCTCGCGCAGGTAGGGCGTGCGGTCATCGTTCCAGGGGCCGGGCGAGTCGGCCATCACCACGCGGCGGTAGCGGCGGGCCCACTCGGAGACGGTGAGGCGCGGGCGGACGGCGAAGGCCTGCTGGCGGAGCTGCGTCCACAGGCGTGAAGCTGGGGAGTGGTCAGGCATTGGTCACCGGGGGCGTAGGCGGTGTGGTTGAACGCTCATCCATCCCGCCCGCCGCCAGCATGGCCGCGTCGACCTCACGCTCGAGCAGCTCGCGCAAGGCGGCCTGCCGCATGGGGGTCAGGGTGAACATGGCGGCCGCGGCGGAGGCAGCCCGGGCGGGGAGGTTGAGCAACACGCCCCGGATCTCGGCAAGGGATTCGGCGGCCGCCTGGGCGACGTCCTCGCGCTTCAGGAGCCCGCCGGCGGCCTCGAGCTCCTCGCGCATGCGGGTGCGCAGGGCGATGGTCTTCTCCGCAATCGCCAGCCCGGCCTGCGTGATCCGTCCCTCGCGGGCCAGCCGCTCGAGCTCCTCGGGCGTGGTCGGCACCGCGGGGGGAGAAGTGGCCGAGTGGTCAAGTGGCGGAGTGGCAGAGTGAGAAGCCTCCTGTGCCGATGCCTGCTGCCTGATGCCCGGCGCCCTTCTGCCTTGCTGCCTGGCTGCCTTCTCCCCCACTTGACCACCTTGCCACTCGACCACTCGACCACTTCTGAGCCTCTGCGCCCGCCCCCGGTTGACGTACTGGTCGGGATCGTCGCGGTGCGTGCGGCGGAACGCCGCGGCGGCCTGGGCCTCGTAATACCAGCGACCGCCGCGCTTCACCCTGGGCAGCCCTGCGTGGGCCCAGGCCTCAATCGCCTGCCGCGTGACGCCATAGCGGCGGGCGAGCTCCGCGGCAGAGAGCAGCTCGGGCGCCGGCTTTCCTGAACCCGTGCCGGGCCTCGTGTCTGAACCAGTCTCAGGCGCTGCAGACGAGCGCCGAGACGGCGAGGTAGTTCTGCGCGATCGCCGAGCCGAGGCAGGCGCGGAAGCGCGTGCACCGGCGGACGAGCGTGGCCCGCGCGAGCCCCCGCTCACGGGCGACCTCCCGGGGGGATCTCTGCCCAAACACCACCTCGAGCACGGCGTCGGCCGTGCGGGCGTCCGCCAGGCATCCGAAGGCAAGGGCCCGCAGTGCCGCACCCTGATCGGTGGCCGCGAGGGGAGCGACGCTTCTGGCCCGCGTCTTGCGCTCGTGCGTCCTCACGCACGGTTCCTCCCCGAAGACAGAAGGCGAAGCGTCCTGTCTCTGCTGATGCCTGATGCCCGCTGCCCGATGCCTCGGTCCCTTGCCTGCTGCAGCAGGCGGGTGGCCTCGCGGTCGAGCTGGATCTCGGCCCGGGTGGCCCTGGTCTTGGTCTTCTGCTCGATGACGTCGCGCAGGCGGATCGAGTCCTTGCGGCGCGACTCGAGCGCCCCCACGGCCGCGGCCATGGTGTGGCCGTGCCCGCCCAGCTCGATGCCCTGGGCCGCCAGGCGGCGGCGGGCCTCGTGCCACTCATCGAAGGCCGAGTCGTACGCCACGCCGTTGCCGGCGATCGAGGAGGGCGGATACCGGCGGGGCTTGGCGTGCCGCACGTCGGGGTTGGGCCGGGCGTGCCCGTCGTCATCGAGGAGCGCGGAGGGGACGAGCAGCCCGAAGGCGTCGCGCGTGGTGTGGGCCCGGTCGGCGGGGTCCTTGGTCGCCACCAGGTTGGCCTGGGCGTCCTTGGCGGAGAGATCCTGCGCGGTGAGCACCACGCGGCCATTGTCCTGGCCGTGGACGTAGGGCGACTTCTGGGCCTTGCCAGTGAGCACGACGGCCGGGTATTGACCACGGGCGACCAACGGCGGCTCCCTTCGCGGTTCCATGCGTCGGGGGAGAATGAATGCGGCGGGAGCGTTAGTAGCGCTGCCGCCGCTGGCAAGGTGCCTCTCGCGGAGGCGTCAGCACCATGATAGCGAATGCAATACGGGACGATGTGATCAACTCGTGCAGGGTGTTGGCGTGATGAGAGTCGTAAATACCCAGGG